TACAAATATTTCCTCGAAGGGGTTAATATCTCTTAACGAATAAAATTCAAATGTTTTGTTTTGTTGATTTGACCTCCAAGCAGCGTTTGGGTTTTGTGAATGATTATATAATGAACCATACCCCCAAGAAACAACCTGTTTTTCCCAGCCCATCGTTCCTTGAGGCCAATTGAACCTATAATCAATCATAAAGTCATAACCCTGACCTTTTTCAAATTGCAAATCGTAAATTGGGCATTCTTCGAATACCTCTCCTTGTTTTATAAAATTACTCGCAAAGACCCCCAATCCATGTATAGAACTTTCTGATACAAAAATTTTAGTAGGAGGAAATATTCTCATAAGTTTTTATCAATAAAAATATAAAAAATTTAGGTATTTATCAAATATACTATGCAACAAAAATTAGTTCCAATAACAAGATTAGGAAAGTTTTTCGGAGGTGAAGATTATTCTCTTGACCTTGACATGGGTCAAGAATGGCTCGAGGGTGATATGAATTTCACTGTTGTACTATATAGAATCGATAGGTACAAAACGAAGACGGACGATGTTTATGGTGAGGCGTTAGAGCAAGGTATACAGTTTCTTGCACCTGTTGAAATTAAAGGTTACGTTCAAATTGTTGCACCAACAAACCAAAGAGTTGGACAGAGTAAAGTTGAGTTGGAGGAACCTGGTAATATGAGGTTTTCTGTATACCAACGTTACTTGGATGAATTACAAGTTGATATTGCTTTCGGTGATTATCTTGGTTATTACGAAACTGAAAGTAGAGTTAGGTATTATGTTGTTTCGGATGACGGAAGGGTTGTTTCAGATAATAAACACACATATGGGGGTTATAAACCATTCTATAGAACAATAACCGCAACCCCTGTAAGTCAGAATGAATTTAACGGAATATAATGAAAATTTTGATAACAGAATCTCAGTTTGATAACTTGTTCTTAGGTAAACGAGTTATGGTTTATTATAACTTACACAAAAATACTTTTTCAATACAATATCAAGGTAAGGTAATTGTTCATGCGGATTATGTCAAACTTACGGACGTTGAGTTCAGAGTTAGGAAAGGTGGTAAAGAAAAGGTTAGGGATGAAAAAAGAAAAAATGTACATGCTTTTGTTATTGGGAATTTGGTTGAATATTGTCAGTTTCCTTGTGATAATATGCCTGAGGAAAGTTCTGAAATAATTGCAACTTATAATCCATATATCAACGATACATTTGTTATCAAAGGGACTGATACACCTATTTTAGATGCGGAAGAAGTTGACATGATTAATAGGAGAAATAAATTATTTATAGTAAAATAAGTCATGGGTTATCCGAAACAAATAAAAAAGTCTTTGCCGTTGGAACCAAAAAAAACATTGTATGCTCGTAGACAACAATTACTCGAGTACATCAACAAAGACGGAACTTACTTACCAAAGTCTGTACTTCATTCAGATTTGGATAGGGGTATGTTGGACTTTGTTAAGAATGACTTGAGACTTGTTACTGCCGGTAAATTGGTCCCAATGATTGATATTATTATCACAACACAAAATTGGACTCAGTTCACGGAGACTTGGAATTTTGTAGACCAAGATTTCAACGTTAAACCACCTTTCATAACCGTAGTTAGAACACCGGAAGTAAAATATGGAAGCAATCCTTCCCTGCTTTACACAATACCAAATAGAAAAGAATTTTATTATGCGTCAGTTCCTACATGGAATGGTAATCAGGAGGGTATGGACATTTATAAAATACCACAACCGGTTCCTGTGGATATAAATTATCAAGTTAGGATTGTGTGTAACAGAATGAGAGAACTGAACGAATTTAACAAAATAACACTTCAAAAATTTTCTTCAAGACAGGCGTACACATTCATCAAAGGTCAGTATGTTCCCATTATAATGAACAATATTCAAGATGAGAGTATACAAGATTTAGACAAAAGAAAATATTATGTTCAGAATTATGACTTCACAATGTTGGGTTATTTAATAGACGAAAATGAATTCGAGGTCAAACCTGCAATCTCTAGAGTCATGACTATGATGGAAGTTTCTGACGGGAGTCCAAAAGGTAAAAAAATAAAACCTTCTCCAGAGAATACGAACACTTTTGACAAAAAGTTCCTGTATTTGACAGGTGTAACATCTTTGAGTGATGTTATAGAATATAGAGTAAATGCCAATGTATATCAGTCAGTTAATGTCGATTCTTTTGATGTTTATATAAATAATGAATTTTTCGGTACCGATGTTTTCGAAATATTCTTAGATACTAATGATGTCTTGAGGATAGAAGTAACAAAAACAAATAATTTAGAAAATTCAAAACTAAATTTGACGTACAAATTAGTTTAGTTTTCCCCGTATATATCTTTCTTTTCTTTACATTTCTCTAAAATCAAAGTTTCTAAAAACTTGTAGATTTTGATTCCTTTTTTGTCACAATATTTTTTGAGTATGTCGTGAACGTCTTTGGATATTTTTATGTTTTTTATTTCGTTGTCGTATAATCCTCCCATAAAGATAATAAAGGTAGAATTTATTCTGCCTAATTATAAATAGATTCTAAAAAGTAAAGTTTTTTCATTCATTCACTAATATTTATGATAAAAATAAATCTTAATAGAAACCAATAATAATGGCAACAGTTCAAACTAATCAAAAAGTGTTTGTTTCTCCAGGTGTTTATACTTCAGAAACAGATTTGTCTTTTGTGGCGCAAAGTGTGGGTGTAACTACACTTGGTTTAGTTGGTGAGACTTTGAAGGGTCCCGCTTTCGAACCTATTTTCATAACTAACTACGATGAGTTCCAAGCTTTCTTTGGTGGTACAGAACCAACAAAGTTTGTTAATACTCAGATTCCTAAATACGAAGCGGCGTACATAGCTAAATCATATTTGCAACAATCGAACCAACTTTTTGTAACAAGAGTTTTAGGTTTGTCAGGATATGATGCGGGTCCTTCTTGGACTATCACTTTGAAGGCTAACGTGAATCCTGGTACTATCGGTCTCGATGGAACTAGTTCTGTATTCACTGTTAACTTTTCAGGAAACTCCACAGGTAACACTGTTAATTTTACAACAAGTTTTCCTGCAGAAATAAACGCATTATTATACAATCAATATAGATTGAGTGATGGAAGTACATCAACTCTATATTCTGATTTTGAGACTATCGCAAATGAGTTCATCGATGACCCGACAACATCTGCAACAACAGCAATTGTTTACGGTTCTTTGCCGAATTCTAATTTCACATCTTTGGATAACACATACACTACTCTAAACAATGTATTGGGTGTTAATTCTCTTGATTTAGATTCTTGTGATTTATCATCAGGTGATAACTTCCCTTGGACTTATTCTCTCTTCGACAATTATTCAGGAGAGAATTTTTCAGGTTTCTCATTCAACTACGTAGTATCAACAATATCTTCAGGTGCTAGTGGTACTTACACAGGTACATTCTCAGGTTCAATTTATAACTTTAGTGGTACTTCTTACAGTCAATATAACAACTTAGTTGTTGCAACACTTCGTTCGAGAGGTATATCTCTATATCAAGGAGATTATCACGGACCACAATATCAAGTTACAGGTTTGACTGATGTTGAGATGGTTTGTTCTGGAGCTTATTCTGGTGTTAGTGAAAACCCTTTCAGTACTTTCTTAATTACTGGTACAACTAAGGACAACGATACTTTCTCTTTCGAAACAAACTTGTTGTCTACAAGTTCTAAGTTTATCACTAAAGTTTTTGGTACTGATAACTTTGGAAAATCAAGATTCGAAGTTCCTCTTTTTGTTGAGGAAGTTTATCCTGAACAACTTTCGTACTTATACAACAAAGGTTATATTTTAGGTTTGAATTGTACATTAGTCGATTTACCGGCAGCGGTTACATATGATGATTCATCTATCGCTTGGAATTTGGAGAAATATACAACACCTGAAACACCTTATTTGGTTTCTGAGTTGAGAGGTAATAAAGTTTATAAGTTGTTTAAGTTCGTCTCGATTTCTGACGGAACAGACGCAAATACTGAAATCAAAGTTTCTATTGCAAATATTTCTTTTGCTAATTTAACTTTTGATGTGTTAGTTAGAAGTTTTTCTGATACAGACAAAAACCCTGTGGTTATAGAAAAATACACTAACTGTACAATGGACCCTTATTCTAACAGTTTCGTGGCTAAGAAAATAGGTTCTTCTGATGGAGAATATCCATTGATTTCGAAGTACATCATGGTTGAGATGTCCGAAGAGGCACCAGTAGATGCACTTCCTTGTGGATTCTACGGTTACTTACAAAGAATATACGACTCAGTGGCCAATACTTCTCCTGTACCTGTTTATAAAACAAAGTACGATTACCCTGGTGAAGTAATTTATACAGCACCGTTCGGGATTAATGCATCTGGAGTTAATAGTTCAGAGAGTAACGGTGATATTGTTAGAAGAACTTACTTAGGTTTCTCAACACAACAAGGATATGATATTGCTTTCTTACAATACAAAGGAAAGAAAAACCCACCTGTATCAGGATGGGGAGAAGCAACTGATTCAACTCCATGGAATTACTTAACACAAGGTTTCCATTTGGATTCAGGAGCAACTGTAGTTGCAATAGGAAGTGAATATGTAACAAGTGGTGACGCGGCTTTCGAATGTGGAGTTGCTGATTTCTCAGCAGAACCAGAAACACAAGAAAACCCATACTACTATATCTACTCTAGGAAGTTCACAGTATGTTTTGCAGGTGGATTCGATGGTTGGGATATATACAGAGAGTTCAGAACAAATGAAGATAGATTTAGATTAGGTGCGGCTGGTTATTTGAAAGGTGCGGCACCCGATGTTAGATACCCAACTGCTTCAGGTGAAGGTATGTTCAAAAGGATAGTTGTAGAGAAAAATACTCAAGACTTTGCTAACACTGACTACTACGCTTACTTACTTGGAATTTTGACTTTCCAAAATCCTGAATCTACTAATATTAATGTTTTCGCAACTTCAAGTATCGATTATGTTAATAACTTGACTCTTGTTGAAGCGGCAATAAACATGGTTCAGTTTTCAAGAGCAGACTCTGTTTACATCGCAACAACACCTGATTATCCAATGTACACTTCTGATGGTACAAACAATGAATTAATCATTTACCCACAAGAAGCTGTTGATAACTTGGATAACACAGGAATAGATTCTAACTACACAGCAACTTACTACCCATGGATTTTAGTAAGAGACACTGTAAACAATACACAAATCTATCTCCCACCAACAGGTGAAGTTTGTAGAAACTTGGCTCTCACAGATAATATCTCTTTCCCATGGTTCGCATCAGCGGGTTATACAAGAGGTCTTGTAAACTCTGTAAAAGCAAGGTTGAAATTAACTCAAGAAGATAGAGATACTTTGTATCAAGGTAGAATCAATCCAATCGCTACTTTCTCTGATGTTGGAACTGTAATTTGGGGTAACAAAACTTTACAAGTTGCGGACTCAGCTCTTAACAGATTGAATGTTAGAAGATTGTTGTTACAAGCACGTAAGTTGATTTCAGCTGTGGCAGTAAGATTGTTGTTTGAACAAAACGACCAAATCGTAAGACAACAGTTCTTGGATAGTGTTAACCCAATTTTGGATGGTATCAGAAGAGACAGAGGTCTTTATGACTTCAGAGTAACGGTATCTTCTTCACCTGAAGATTTGGATAGAAACACACTCACAGGTAGAATCTATCTTAAACCAACGAAAGCTCTTGAATTTATTGAAATCGAGTTCTTCATAACTCCTACGGGAGCGTCTTTCGAAAACATCTAATAAAAACTTAGATATAAACAAACCCCCATCACAAGTGGGGGTTTTGTTTTTCAGAAATATTTATCATCATGAAATATATAATTTCCGAGTCCGCATTTTCTAAAACGATGGTGAAGTATTTTGAAATGAGAATAGATAAGTGGAATTTGAACTGGTATAACCCCACCGAAGAAGATGATAATGGTTATGAATATGAGGATGACAGACGTAGGGTTTATTATGTTGGACCATTGTATGATGGTGAAGAATTGTTTAGATACTATGATTGTGATTGGTTCGAAGATGATAGAGAAACATGTCCTTTAGTTTCACTCGAGTTCGGTTTATATGACGACTTCAACGACATGTTCAGTGATTTATGGTATGAACCATTTAGAGAATGGGTGGAAAAAGTGATTGGTTTGCCAGTCAAGTATATAGAAAGATAGAAATAATAAAATACAATTTGTTTTGATATTTATACAATATGGTTTACATAATTAAAGAAGGATTCAAAGACGAGACGACACCCACAATGAAGTATTATGCATTCGATTGGGATGATAATATTGTACATATGCCAACCGAGATAGTTCTAAAAAACGAAGAAGGTGACGAGGTAGGTATGTCAACTCAAGATTTTGCAAAATATAGACATGATATTGGGAAGAAAGATATCGAATACAAAGGTGAAAAAATTGTGGGTTATGCAAGTGACCCATTCAGAAATTTCAGAACTGCCGGAGATAAAAACTTTTTGATAGATTCGATGAGAGCAGAACCAGGTCCTGCATTTGATGACTTCCGTGAAGCCGTCAACAATGGTTCAATATTCTCAATCATAACAGCAAGGGGTCACAACCCTAACACAATAAAACAGGCGATTTATAATTATATTGTCAGTGGATTCAATGGAATAGATAAAGACCAATTATTAAAGAACCTCAGAAAATACAGGACTTTTGTGGATGAAGAGGACATGAGTGACACAGAATTAATCAAAAGTTATTTGGAACTAAACAAATACCACCCCGTATCTTTTGGTACAGGGGCTGAAGCAAATCCTGAAGAATTAAAGGTTATGGCTATGGATGATTTTGTTTCCTATATAAAAGGAATGGCAGCGGTTCTAAATAAGAAAGCTTATCTCAAAAAAGATTTAGGTAATAAATTTATACCAGCAAAACCTATGATAGGATTTTCAGATGATGATATAAGGAATGTAGAAGTAATGAAAAAACATTTTGAAGATAAACCAGAAAAACTAGTTAAGACATATTCAACTGCAACTGGAACTAAAAAAGAATATAAATAAAAGTAATTTTTCTAAAAATCAAAGTAAATAGAAAAATTTTTAGTTAGGTTATATTTATAACATATAAACAAAAAAACTTAAATTAAAATAACATGGCTGATTTATTAATGAAAATGCCAATACCCTACGAACCGAAACGTCAAAATAGGTTCATCTTGAGATTTCCGTCAAGTTTGGGTATCAATGAGTGGTTCGTGGAAAGTACTGCAAGACCTCACATAACTATAAATCCTGTTGAAATACCTTTCTTGAATACGTCGACTTTTGTTGCAGGAAGATTCAACTGGCAAACACTAAACGTAACGTTCAGAGACCCAATCGGACCTTCTGCTGCTCAAGCTCTTATGGAATGGGTTCGTTTACATGCGGAATCTGTAACAGGTCGTATGGGATATGCTGCGGGTTACAAAAAAGATGTTGACCTCGAGATGTTGGACCCAACAGGTGTTGTTGTAGAAAAATGGATATTGTATGGTACCTTCTTAACGGATGTTAACTTCAATACTTTGGCATACAACCAAGATGGTTTAGCAACGATTGCGGCAACGATGAGAATGGACCGTTGTGTACTTGTTTACTAATATTATTTATAAAAAGAAATAGTATATTATATTTAACCCTAAAGACATAAACTTTAGGGTTAATTTTTTATTATGGATGAACAATCTAAATTATACGGTCAACAAAATTTGAGTCTTCCTCATGATGTTGTCCCTCTTCCTTCAGAAGGTGTATTTTATAAAAACAGGAAGAAGTCGGTTAAAGTAGGTTATCTCACCGCAACTGATGAAAATATTATTATGGCAGGAGGGGATGATGTAGCAATGAATTTACTCAGAAACAAAATTTACGAACCTGATTTGAAGGTTGAGGATATGTTGGAAGGTGATGTTGAAGCCATTTTGGTTTTCTTGAGAAATACTGCTTTTGGTCCTGAAATGATGATGACAACGACCGACCCAAAGACATCTAAACAATTCAAAGTTAGTGTGATGTTAGACCAACTACCTATCATAAAAGGTCAAGAACCAACACCCGACGGATGTTTTTCGGTTACTTTGCCAAGTAGTAATGTTACGGTAAAACTCAGACCCCTAACTTACGGTCAAATCAGAGATATTAATAAAACGTTGGATTCCTATCCACAAGGTAGAATACCTCCTACGGTTACCATGAAACTTCAAAATCAAATACAAGATGTTAATGGAACAACAGATAAAGGTGAAATTGCCAGGTTCGTAGAACAATTACCTATATCTGATTCTAAGTTTATTAGAAAGTTTATGAATGAAAACGAACCTAAATTGGATATGATAAAAGTTGTAACAACCCCGTCAGGAGAAAAACTACAAATTAATGTTGGTTTCGGGGTGGACTTTTTTCGCCCTTTCTTCTGATTATAGAAAAGGTCAATTAGATGAATACTATTATTTATCTACTTTAATGAACATTGGGTGGAGTGATTTTGAGAAAATGCCAATATTTGTTAGAAAATATTTACTCGATAAATGGGTTGAAGAACACAAGAAGGACTGAATTTTCAGTCCTTCTTCTATTTATATAAAATGATTTTTCATTATGCCGAACGTTAACGACGAACAGGTCAAAAGTTTAAGTGATGCTCTAAATAAGTTATTAGACGAGGCTATCCCAAAGATGGAAGACTTTTCAGCTGGTTTTGCCAATATGATTGGTGGTGCTGAGAAGTT